TGAGATGTATCTTTTATCTTTTATCACCTGATCCACTGATCACGTTCCTCTTCTTGCGGTCCTCTAGCTTTGCTATATTTCTCTCCGCAATCTTGGAAAAGTCTAGACCAAGATCATCGACTAGTCTGGCTAAGGCCCAGAGAATATCTCCAAGCTCATAGCTTAAAGCTTCTCTCTTCTCATCAGAGACTACGCTGTTATCATCTCGCATAACCTTTTGGATTATGTTTAATGCTTCGCCTACTTCTGATGCAAGCAGCAGTGATGGATAAGTTACCTTCTGTTTATAGATTGCAGTGTCTCTCGTCCACACCTGATAGTCTCTTAGAAATGCTTTATACTTTTCTTTGTCTTCAGTCATTATCAGATACCCTTTCTGCCTCTCGCTTTGTCTAGTTCTTTAGAAAAATCTAACTCGTCTTCTTGTTGATCTATGTCATCATAACATTTTTTAAAAAGATCGCCATGTCGTTGCAGTCCAAACATATCTGCAAGTTCAAACATACCGTCTTCTAATCTTCTTACATCGCTTAGTCTAACGTCATGGGTTTCTCTAATGTAACTGACCATATCGTTAGACCTATTCAAGAATTTTATTATCCTTAAAATCTGATCTTCTTTAATCGTTACATGTGTTCTCTTCATCTTTACCACTTTCTTTTACTCCTTTGTTATCTCTAATTATATGTATTGTTACGTGTCCTGCATCACTCTCGTACCAATGTGGTGTCCATCCTTTCGGACATTCATTGTACCAGTAGAATAGGTTTTGCTTTGAAGCATCCCAATTCATTTAAAATCCTTCCTCGTATCTATGTAAATGTATACAATTAATATCACGCATAATACAGCAGCAAGAATATAAAGCACAGTATTTAAATCCATATCACACCTTTACATCTATTATCTTTGATGGATCAGGAGTGTGAGTAGGATGCAGCAGATCTGCTTTCTCACTTAACTTATATTCCTGGGTGGTAGGTTGATGCTTATGATACTCTATGTTCTTTGGCTCCCACCAAACGATTTGTCCTACACTATTTAAAACAGGGAAGTAGGTATGCCCTGTATATATACTTTCAATTCCCATGATTATATCTCCTATTCTATACCACAGAGTTCTTTTAGTTGAAGTATTAACTTCTTTTGAAGTTCAATCATTCTATCTGAAGTTTCAATGTGTTTACGTTGCACATTAATTAACTCTGATTGCTTTTCAATTAGGTCTTGGGGAGTTATATTGTTTTCCATTACATTACTGCCTTTCTTACTAGTTCAAAACTTTGTTGCACTGCCAAGTTACGAATACGTTTAACGAGTTCCTCAATCTTATCATCTTGTCTCTCGATAATATCATTCAGTATTCTATTATCTTGCATTAAAGATGCAACTTCTTTCTCAAGGTAAGCTATCTTTTCACTCTCACCCCAAGTTCTTAGTTCTTCTTCAGTCACGCTACGAACCTTCCATTCTTTAGGTTGCGAATACCTAACACTTTATATTTGTGCATCATTAACCTGGTAGGGTATTGCTTGTATACTCTGCCTCCTACATCACCACCAACTGAGGCAGCTTTGTTTTCTATCTCAACCACCTCTTTCTCACCAGTGAAGCGATTAGTTCTCTGTATTACTGTCGTTGTATTAGCCATTTCTTTTCTCCTTTAGATAAGCTCTGAGTACATGGATTATATTTAACTCACCAAAGTCTACCTTGTCACCTCTCTGAGTAACATGAACATAACTATCCAATGCCTCTTGAATATCACAAGGTATCTTAGCTCCTGTTAATATCTCTTGGATCTTTAAGATCTCTTTTACATTTATACTTCTAGTCATTTGTTTTACCTTTCTCTACTAGTTTATTACCATAATAAATGATTGCTTTCAATTCTAAATTAGATAGATCAGTCTTGCTTCCTATTACTATTTCTAGCGCAGTCCTTACTTGATCTACCTTCTCTTGACTTATCTTTTCTGTAAACATTTTTACCTCACATAAACATTGCTAATATTGTCATTGGTACAGCTATACTAACATAAATAATTAAGATTGTAAACATTTAATATTCTCCTATTGTGTTACTCTTGCTTTCAATACATCCCAATCTACTTGCTTGGGCGCACGTTTGGCATGGTGATAAACTCTCTTGAGCAAATCCAGGTTAACCGTAGGATGCATCGAATGGATCATTTTTAACTCACGCATTCCATACTTTGGATTGTTATGGGCTGCTTTCCAAACCAACTCAACAATCGTGTCGTGTAATTTAGAAGCCATGTTGATCTCGTATGTTATCGTGCATGATTAGTCTATCGAACTGAGCGAGTACGCTAGTCCATTGATGATCTATAATAGATTGAAACTCTATCTTGCCATCAACTATCTTGCCTATCTTACCTTCACTAGATAATAGTCTAACGTGATCCTCATTCGTGTTTAAAAACTTGGCTGCTCTCTTAACTGTCATTCTCATTTCATATTCTCCTTGCATTTTAAATACGCTGTTAAAGTTTCTAGTCTTCTATTGATTAACTCTCTAGTATAGTCATCAAGCTCCTGCTCGTTCAACTCGTTAAACTCTTTGTATTCTGTAGGTATATTAAATTTCATGATCTAATCCCTTTCTTCTTGAAGATATACTATTACAAACGCTACGAAAAATAATGAACTTAATATTATTGAAAGTGTTCCTAGTAATTCCATTTTATTTATTCCTTTTTGGTTAAACTACTACTAGTTTTTCTAATTGCTCAATTCTTTCCATTTTCCAATGTTTTGATCCTGCACCATGAGCAGGGATTGCTATTGATTTGGCTTTGATTTTTGATCCGCTGCAAAGCTTGCATTGGATGCATTGTACTTTTTGTCCTGCTTCTTTACTTGCTGGACATAAGATCTCTTTACCTTTTACTATATCATCTAAACCTTTAACTACTCTAAAGGTTCTCTCGCCATTGTCCCAAGCTTGGATTGCTTCTTTTAAATTGTCTGCTGATCTCATTACAATATCAGGCCTATAATCTGCACTAGGTACATTAGCCTGATGGCTATAACCAGTGTGTCCTATTGCATCAGTCAATAAGCTATCCCAAATATAACTAGGCACAGCACTAGGATCACCATACGTGCCTAGTCTTATCATCTTATTCTTGCCAATGGCTGCAATGTTTTTATGCCCATTAATTTCTGGATACTTGCCTTTTTTATAAGTACGGAAAACATTTAATGGACCTTGCCCTAGCAACACATAACAAGCTCTATCTTTTGCCTGTTTTCTTTTAGGATCATTATTCGCCTCACCTCTTAATTTACAATTACCACATATGCTAAAATCCTCACCCGATTTACTAGCCTCTAATGGGTTTATGTCAGATCTAATAATATAAGTCTGCA